TATTGATGCTGCTGTTAAGCAAGTAACTGAAGAATTACACCGTAATATTAAAGAAGAAATTTCAAGTGAAGAACAACTTGAACAAATTGCCACTATATCAGCTAATAATGATCCTGAAGTAGGTAAATTAATTGCTACAGCTTTAAATAAAGTAGGACGTGAAGGAGTAGTTACAATTGAAGAATCAAATTCAGGTGAAACTTATCTTGAAACGGTAGAGGGTATGCAGTTTGATCGTGGTTACAAATCACATTATTTTGTGACTGATAATTCAACAATGTCTACTCACCTTGAAAATCCATTTATCTTAATCGCAGATAAACGTTTTACAAACGTTAAAGATTTACTTCCTATTCTAGAGGGAGTATCTAATCAAAATCGCCCATTATTGATTATTGCTGAAGACATTGAAGGTGAAGCACTCGCTACACTTATCGTGAACAAAGCACGAGGTACAATTAAAGTAGCAGCTGTTAAAGCTCCTGACTTTGGTGATCGTCGTAAATTGATTTTGGATGACATTGCAATTCTAACAGGAGGTCAGGTATTTAGTACTGATAAGGGTATGCGCCTTGACAAATTCAGTTGGGATTGGTTTGGTTCAGCTCGTAGTGTAACAATAACAAAAGATCAAACAACCATTATAGATGGAAGAGGAGAATCTGAATCAATACAAGCACGTATTGAAGAACTTCAACAACAAATCGAAAAAGCAAAGACTCCTTTCGAACAAGAAAAGCTCCAAGAAAGGCTCGCGAAATTCGTGGGAGGAGTAGCTATCGTTTATGTTGGTGGAAACACTGAAACAGAAATTAAGGAAAAGAAAGATCGCGTAGAAGATGCCTTATACGCAACCAAAGCCGCTATTGAAGAAGGTATTGTACCAGGTGGGGGCTCAGCTTTGATTTACGCTCGTGAAGCAATTGATCGCTCAAATATTGGAGCTGAGATTGTTTGGAAAGCATGTGGTAAACCATTTGAACAAATTCTTGTAAACGCTGGTTTCAGTTCAACTGAAGCACAAATGGTAGGTCTACAACTTGATCCTTCAAATACTTGGATGGGTTATAATATCAAAGAGGAAACTATTGTCAACATGAAAGAAGCAGGTATTATTGATCCAGCTAAAGTAACTCGAACTGCACTTGAAAACGCAGCTTCAGTAGCAGGTACAGTATTGCTTACCGAGTGTGTTGTAGTTGATAATCCAGAGGATAAGAAAGAATCTGATCCAATGGGTGGAATGGGAGGTATGTTCTAATGGATACTCAACAAGTAGAAAAAAACATTCAAATCGCTGAGCGAGTTCCACCTGGTGACAGGTGGAAACTCCTCAACGGTGAGAAAGTTTATGAATCCCTAACTGAAGTGTTAAACGCTTGGTATCAACAAGCAACTACAAAACCCCAAGCATTTAGGCTTGAGCCTCTAAAAGGAAAATTATATATTATTACTACTGAAGAAATAGAAATACCTAAACCTGAACCTAAGAAATACGATTTGTATGGTGACTTCGAATAAAGAACATACTTTATTAGTTGAAAAATATCGTTCTAAAAACCTAAATGAATATGTAGGTAATGAGAATATTAAAGCCACTATAGCTAAATATTTAGAACAGAACGATATACAAAATCTTATATTCTATGGAAGTCCGGGAACTGGTAAAACTACTTTGGCTAAGCTTATTGTTTCCAATTTGGATTGTGATTATCTTTACATCAATGCTTCAGATGAAAGAGGGATTGAAACAATTAGGGACAAAGTATCCGGATTTGCTTCTTCTGCTTCGTTCAAAAGTATCAAAGTTGTTATCTTGGATGAAGCAGATTTTCTCACAATCCAAGCACAAGCATCATTAAGAAACGTAATCGAAACATTTTCACGTAGTACTCGTTTTATCTTAACTTGTAACTATGTTGAACGTATTATTGATCCTCTTCAATCACGTTGCCAGGTACTTAAGATTGTACCCCCGTCAATGAAAGAAGTAGCAGCTCATATAGCTGGTGTTTTAGAGAAAGAAGGAGTTGAATGGACTAAAGAAACATTAGGACCTATTGTTAAACAATACTACCCTGATATTCGTAAAATTCTAGGCACAGCTCAATTATCTACCATTGATAATAAACTAATTCTAGACAAGTCAATACTTGTATCAAATAACTATATTGAGCAAGTAATAAACGAAATTAAAACCAATAAAAACTGGAAAAATATTCGCCAGATAATAGCTGATTCTAATATTAATGATTATGAAGAACTTTATAAGGAACTTTATTCGCGTATCTCAGACTATGCTGACGGGCGAGAAGGCCTGGTGGTAATTATTCTTGAAGAATATCAATACCATTCTAATTTTAGAATTGATAAAGAAATTAATATCATGGCTTGTATAGCTAAAATTATCTCAATTCTATGATTAACATGGAGATAGTCCATATGGGGCCTCGATCATTTTATTTATATAGAACATTTAAAGAACGAGATAAACCTATTGACACAGATCTACTTAAAGAATTTTGGCACTGCGACTCAGTACTTAAAAAAGATGGAGTATTTTATTTTTGTAGAGAAATAGAAGATGTCGAGTTTGAGAACATTCCTTAAATATACTATAACTTGGATATCAGGGAATCTTTCCATACCTTTCTGGATGGTAGGACATGTTCACTTAACAATGAATATCTATGAAGACATTTATGAAATATTAGCTTCATTTGGTATGAATATAATAGTGGCTATTGGTTTCTATATTGATTGGTTAAAACATAAAAAAGAAAATTCATGAATCAAAATCAAGATCTTAAACTAAACATTGATCTAAAAAACACAGAAAAAGTAGTTACTCCAGATGGTAACTATGTAGTAGCTGAAGGAATTATTTTGCGTAAAGCATCACGTTTTGCAGTTGGTACTGCGCAAGATGCACTTATTCCTATTCCTGTATTTTATGATGTTAAAACAGGTGCTATTCTAAAAGAAACTCTACCAGGTGACATCAAAGACGACTACGAAGACACTATTTGATTGGCTGGAAGAAATAACAGTCAAAAAGACTCCTCCTGGAGACTTTAGTGAAGAGTCATGGGACTCATTTAACTCTTATATGGTTCATAGATATTTATCTATGGATATAAATTACATAGACATTGTAAATTATGTTCAAAAGATAAGTCCACAGAATAAAAAACAAATTTACACCATTTACAGAGAAATGATCCCAAAGAAAAAGGTTTGGTTAAAGTATATCAAACCGAGTAAAAAACAAAGGCCACAACATATAGCAGAATACATAGCAAAATATTATGAGTGTAGTTTAGGTGAAGCTGATCACTACATTGATATAATTAGAGAACCTGGTGTTCGAAATATTTTGTGGCAAATGGGGGTTGACCAAAAAGAACAAGATAAATTAGTAAAAACTCTGTAAAATGAAAGAACAAGAAGGTTACGATCCACAACCATATTCAGCAATTAAAGATTTTGAACAAAAATATTCTGAACTAGCATATGAATTTCAACAAATTCAGAAAGAACAATATGAGTTGTTTGCCGCTAAAATGATGGATTATGGTCTTCAAAATATTGCTTTAGGTTCTACTTTAGAAAAATCAGAAGACATTAACCTTTCAATTACAGGTATTTGGCTTCGTTGTAATGATAAGATCAATCGTTTAAAAAATATGCTCCAACGTAATGGAAAAAATTATGTAGCTGGAGAAGCAATGATTGATAGTTTTATAGATATCTCTAACTATGGTATTATAGCCCAGTTAGTTATGAGAGGTAAATGGAAATAAGTTTTGGCTAAAAAGAAATCACCTCTAATTGTTGAGGCAGTAAAAAAATTCACACCCCCAAATATAGACTATAGATACCAAAAAACAATATCTTTTAGTCAATATTCAGTATTTGAGAGTTGCCCACACAAATGGGCACTCCAATACCGGGACGGGCATTATACATCTGAAGTTTCAATTCACATGACATTTGGGACTGCTATGCATGAAACTATGCAGAACTATTTAGAAGTGATGTATAATGAAAGTGCAACTGCTGCTGATAGGATTAATATAGAAGAATACTTTGAAGAACGTTTAAGAGCAGTTTACAAAGAAGATTATAAAAAAAATAATAATACTCATTTTTCTAATTCATCTGAATTAAGTGAATTTTATGAAGATGGAATAGGTATTCTTCAATGGTTTAAAAAGAATAGAGGAAAATACTTTGGTAAAAAAAGTTGGTGGTTAGTAGGTATTGAAGTACCTATTTTACTTCCGCCTAATCCGGTCTATA